GCCGGGAAACTATAATCAGTTCCCCGGTTTAATGTTGATTATTGGAAATCATTCAGTGAGTGCGGTCGTATTCTGCAATTGCTTCCATAGCTTCATCAGCGGTATATAGAGATGCAGGGTGGTTAATTGCATTGATGAAGTCGTCGCGGTCGCGCTGACGGTGCCTTAGTTCCAGTTCCGCAATACGGGTCTCAGCCTCTTTGAGCTTTTTGGTTAGCCTGTCGTGACCATCAACAATCTTCAGAGCCTCGCGGTTCATGTATTCTTCCACCTGTTCTACTGCATTACTCAGTTCGCGGGTGCTCACAACACGCTTTCCCGTTTCGCAGAGGTTATGCAGCGGGGTGAAGAATTCACGACGTACCAACCGAGCAGCGACGATAATCAGGATGCTGCCGGACTCTCTGGCAACCTCCGGGGTAAGTTCGGTGATATTCATGCTGCACCCCCAAATATCCATTGATTACCGGCATGCGCCTGGAACTTGCATGACGTATCTGGCAACAGAAGTTCCTGAACCACTTCACCTGTTTCGACGTAGTAATAATTGCTGTCGGTAACGTTATTGATGAATAGAGCCTCACGCTCGCGCTCTGTTATGCCGCCAATGATTTTCATCACCTTCTTAGTGATCGGGCGGAAATCCGGCTCTACGCCTGCCAGCTTTGCTGCTGCGTAGTTATGATGCCCGTCCATCAGGATGGTGTACTGAACCCCACGTAAAACGATGGGGTAGACCGCTACTATGAACCGTTTAAAGCGCAGCGCTCTGCCTGCCACTTTCGACCTGTCCAGATAGCGCTGGCTGCTGATAAGTTGACCTTTGATGATGCTCATGCCACCACCTTGTGCGCTTCCGCATCGAACTTACGTCCCTGATACCAACCGCGACGCAGCCAGCGACGGATGGTGCGCATAGCCTTTGCATCACCACGTACGGGCTCAGGGAAACCCCCGTATTTCACAGTTTTAGGTCCACGCTTGCGCTCTGATTGCATCATTCCGCACTCAATGATGTGATCGCGGTAGAAAGCCAGCCACTGCTTGAGATTACAGACAGGGCAAGGAATGTCACCACCATTCGTCAGCATGCCATCTTCGTATGCGTCGCAATCCCACAGGTAGCCATCACAGCAAAGGCTATCCGGGTAATGCGCGCCAAATTCATAACCTTGATATCCGCAGCTCATAAAGTTCCCTCCGTCGCATCCTGATAACCTTCAGGAACAAGGAAATTGAAAACGCCGTGTGGCCGCAGGCCAGTATGGAAAAAGCTCAATCGTCCCTTCATGGGTGCGAATCGCAGCGGCTTCGCGTAGTTCAACTGAATTCCGACCGGGCCGAAAAACCACGGCGAGTCACTGAGTCGGGTGGTTCCGTCGATGCGGACAACCCCAACGATGCCGCCCAGCTGGAAGTTGTTGGCGGAAGGCATCATAAGCGCCACTTCTCGACCGTTCGTCCTCTCCAGGATGCTACGAGCTTCTTTCACCTCGGCCACAGTAGGCCGTTTGCTGGAGGCGTGAATAAGTACCAGCCCGCGATATTTCGTGTCCCAATTTCGGTTCTCAATATCTTTGTATCCGTTGACGATAAGCCACGCCCACGGCTGGCGTATAGACAGAACTTTCATATTTCGTCCTCCAGTTATTTATTCCAGAATGAAGGCCGTAATTGGGCTGTCGCTGGTCTGGTTGGTAATGAGTTTCGGAATGAAGATTTTGCAGCCGTAAGTATTTCTTTCTTCTTTTGCTTCTCATTGCATATAGGACAGTAATAGGCTTGCTTACGGTATGCACCCTTTCCGATGGGGCGATACTGCAACTCTTCGCGTGCAAAGGAGCCGCCGCAGCTGTAGCAGTGGAGTGTTTCGGTTTCCATATTTATTCCTGTATTAAGGTGTGTGGATACCTGCCATTTAAGGCATTAATTCATTTGCTCGATAATTAAAATGAAACTTCGGTATTTATTTTGTATTGTGCCGTCAGTAAATCACCGTCTACAGAAAGCAAATCGCCATATATTTCCATGCTGCACTCTATATCTTCAATTTCTAAAGCTGAATACAATCTAATACATCCCAGAAACATCCGGTCTTCTATGTGCTTTGCTGCTTCATATATGAATTTCATTGAAGCCATAGCCTGTGACCACATATCTCTGTCTTCAATAAAGTGAGCAATAGCAAGTTTGCTTTGTGCTGCCTGAATATGTGGATCGTGTTTTGGTAAACTAGCCATTTAACACCCCCGTAACATGTAGAATTTTGATGATCGTCGCTGACCAGGCAACAAGGCAGATAGCCAGAACAATTACCAGTGAACGAATGCCGTTTCTGCTCATCTCCTTACCCTCATGTGTATTGAGTTCCAAACAGACCTTGCAATGCAGTGCCGGGTGCCTCCCGGTGATACCAGCCAGTTAACAACTGATGCCGACCTGCTTTTTCCCGCAACATGGAAACCGCCCATGCTTACCTTTTTTAACTGTGCCGCGTGCGCTTAGCCGCATTCACTGCATTGCAAGGTCTGTTGATTTGCCTGTCTTTTCACCACTTCAGGCTCGGTGGTATCCTCTGTTCACCACAAACAAGGAGGAATACTTATGGCTTCTTTTGACCGCCAACTCCAATTGCAGATACTTCAAATTGCGCTGGAGTTTTATCCAGACGAAATTGGCTGCATACCCAAAGAACTATCGTCACTAGACGAAAAAACACTCCTGCAAAACATTGCCTATCTTCAGCAGGAAGGACTTATAACCGGTGGAATTGAAGATTCATTCGCCGGTAAGTCTCCTGATATCAGATTAATAACCGCAACCCGCGATGCTGTTAACCTACTAAGCGAGGAGGGCAGCATTTCCGCCTCCCTTAAAATCGTCACCGTTAAATTGCACGATGAAACGCTGTCCGCTCTTAGGGATTTCATTAACCAGAACATTTCTGACCCAGAAGAAAAGAAAGCGTATTTGCAGCGCTTAAAAGAGCTTCCCGCTGACGCCACAAAACACATCGTGCTTGAACTACTGACTCAGGGGCTGGGTCAGATCCCGAACGCAGTTCTTTGGCTACAAACAATGCTCCGTCATCAGTGAACTCGGTTTCGATGCGAAGCTTTTCAAACTTTATCCAGCCGACGCCGCCAGGGATTTCTAGCCAGAAATCTTCCCGATCATCGGTTGACAGTGTGATCGCTCTTTTGACAAAAACCATTGCGTAGATACGTAGTGGTTTTTTTTGTTCGGTTAATTCCTGAGTCATGCCACGCCTCGTTTATTTGACCCTTATCGCCGGGTAGCGGAACGTTTAACCTATCGCACCGTTGTGTCGATAAGTAGAGAATACTACATAAAGTAGATTGGTCAACACCTAAAGTAGAAATAAGCATCTACTGCAAGTTGCTTTTAACGATGCAGAGACATAAAAAAACCCAGCGTTGCTGGGTTTAGAGCGGTTGTTTCTGATTTATTTTTTGTCTGGATCTGCGTATTCGCTATAGAACTCCAGGAGCTTCTTATAGCGAATCTCAAAGGCCAGAAGCATGTTGTTTGCTTCTGCATCAGGGAATTTTCTGAAGACTCGAATCAGGCGTTTCTCTTCATCGCTTAAGCTCGCGAATTCTGTTTCATCGCCCTTCTCTGGTTGGGTGAGGGTGACTGTCTCCGGGGCTGCGTTGGATTCAGCACTGTTTTCTACTGCCCCGTAGTCTAGCCAGGCTGGAGGCACGCTCAACCATTCCGCAATTCTCATCAGCTTTTCATCGCGCGGTTTTGCTGTGCCAAGCGTATACCGCCTAGCCATTTCGTAGGTGACCTGTCCCGCATGACTTAATTGCTTAACAGACAAGTTCTTTTTACTCATCTCTTGGTTAAGTCGATCTGCGAAGTCTTGATGCTTATTCGATTTTTCTACCATAGGTAGAAGATTACGGCAGAGAGTGTTTTTAGTCATTTCTATTTTAAGTAGTTGCATTTTCTACTTTGTGTAGTATTCTCTACTTACCAACTCACAGGAGGTAAGAATGCCTACACCATACAAAAACATAACGGAGAAAGCCGTTAGAGCGATTGGGAATGTTTCCTGTGTCGCCCGCATGTTCGACTTTAAGTCGAGCCAGTCAGTAGCAAATTGGATAAACCGAAATTGCGTCCCTAGTGATCGCGTCATCCCACTCTGTCGCATGGGAGGGTGGGTAGTAACCCCTCATGAACTTCGCCCGGATCTTCATCCAACACCGATTAGTGGGCTTACGGAAGAAATTATCACCAAGCGGCAGAGGGAGTCTGATTGATGGAAATCAAACACGAGCACGTTGAAATAGTTCTGTTGGCCTGGGCTGCTGAAGTCGGTCAGGCATATGCAGCTAATGCCATTACTGAAGAGTACGTGCGTTCCGGTGGGGCTGAGCTTCGTCTGGTTCCGGGTAAAGCGTGGGCCAATCAGCAGAATATCTTCCATCGCTGGCTGAAGGGTGAGACCGAACAGCAGCGCGAGAAAATCCGTCTGCTGCTTCCGTCAATCCTGCGCGTTTTGCCGCGTGAAATCCGTCATCGTCTGAGTATCTACGACACGATCGAGCGTCGGGCATTGCTGGCGGCCCAGCATGCCATCGGAACGGCTATTGATGCCCACGACGATGCTATTGAAGCCATATACAGCAAGGCGTATCAGCCTCTCGCTGTTGAAGTAACGAAATACCACTGATTCTGGAGGTGACTATGTGTAACCAGTCTGCTGCTGAATTGATTGCTCGCCTGAAACGAGCGTATCCGGCGTATGAGCCGTCTGAAGGAGATTGTGCAGGCACTGGCATCCCTAAGGCCGGTTCTCGCTTCCAGCACAGACACAAAGGCCACATGGTGACGGTACTCACAGCGACAGAGAAAGATGTTTCGTACCGCAAAGCCTGCGGGGCTATGGGCTGGGTGGGATTGAGAGAGTTTTTACGGCTACACAATGAGGTTTGGGAATGAACAATCAGGTGTTTGAAATTGTTCAGGCCATGTCGGGGCAGGGGAACTGCATAACGATCCCCGGACCGTATCTGGATTTCTTTGCAGGAGACAGGCAGCAGCATTTGCTGGCGGCCATTCTCAATCAGCTGGTGTTCTGGTCTGGCAAGTCAAGTCTGGAAAATGGCTGGTTTTACAAAGAGCACGCAGCGCTTGCGAAAGAGATCCGCGCTAAAGACGGCGATGTGGTCAGAAAAGCAATGTTCAAGATTACAGAGAAGTACCTGGCGGGGGTTATTGAGGAAGAGCTGCGGCAGGTAAGCGGCACGCCGAAGAAGCATTACCGCGTCGATCAGGAAGCGCTAATCGCCAAAATATTCCCGCAAGAGGGAGATTCAAATAAACCATTGAAAAATATGGATACGGCTCAAGAGCTGAATGGAAACGACTCAAGAGCCGAATCGAAGCAAGTGATTGAAAGTAATGGAAACGGCTCTCAAGCCGAATGCATTCGCCCCAAGAGCCGAATGGAAACGGCCCAAGAGCCGAATCCTGGAAACGGCTCTCAAGCCGAATCCTATCTCTATACAGATCTTAAAAACAGATCACTACATGCAGATCATAAAAACCACGCGGGAGAGATTCTTCCTGTGGATAACTTTGCAGAGTCAGGACGTGAACCAGTCATCCCGGAAGCAAACATTCCTGACGCTACCGGAGACAGTAACCTGGCTACCGATGACGACTTCGATCTCGCGATGTGGTTCTGGTCGACCATCATCGAGATGTACGAACGCGCCGCCGAATTTGACGGCTCTCTGGCAAAACCGAGAGAACCGAGCTTTGTCGCCTGGGCTAACGAGGTTCGCCTGCTTCGCCAGGAGCATGGATGTAGCCACGACCAAATTCGCACCATGATTGAGCGCATTCAGCGCGATCAGTTCTGGTGCCCAAAAGTTCAAACCATGAAGACATTACGCAACAAATGGCCAGAGCTGGCACTGAAGCTGTGCCCGGTAAATCTCGCAACCGGAGGCAACCTCGGTTTTAGCGGCAAGGTTCAGGCAGATATTCCCAAGGGTTTCAGGGGCTAAGGAGTTTTTTTAATGAAAACAACCAAATCCAAGAAAACACAATACAACGGTGAAATCACGATGATCGAATTTCTCAAAGCTAATTCTTATTTGACTACGCGTGAAATCGCCAATGCGCTGGGGCGCGGTATGTCGTCAGTGAATGGCCAAATTCGCCAGTTGCATGGAACAGGGCAGATTGTCCAGAGCGGCCTACGCAACGGCGCAGCCTTGTGGCGCTTTAACGACATGCCGTTTGGCTGTGCGAACCGTATCCGCATGATGTTTGAAAACCTTCTGAGGGAATGTCGCGGGGTCTCTCAATGAAATTACAGAAATGTCCTGATTGCGGCGCGGTACCTGAGTTTCACTGGAAAGATTATACGTTTGGCTCATGTTCAGGCGCCCTGAAATGCCCGTATGACCATTACCGGGTCCAGCACAGTTACTGGGCTGGTGGAAAGAACAAAGCCAGGCATGCTCTGGAACAAAAATGGGTGGAAGCGGTGAATAAAAACGAGGTTAAAAATGGCTAATTCATTCAGACAAATGCGAGACGGCGACGTCATCAAACGCACCGATAGTGGCATGTTCATCAGGATTGAAGAGTTGCATGTCAAGCCGAATTTCAATCGCCGTGAGGACGACGATCGTACCCGCCAGGCTGATGACGAATTATTTAATTACCTGATGAATGGTGGCACCGTTCCGCCGCTGGAAGTGGTTGTTCGTGATGAGGGTGGCGTCTGGATTGTGGAGGGGCATCGTCGCCACCGCGCATATCTGCGCTGCCGCGAGGCAGGAAAGCCAGTTGAGCGTATCCAGATTATTTCCTTCACCGGCAATGACGTTGAGCGCATCGCTCGTATCATGACGAGCAACAACCAGCTGCCTCTGACCGCGGTTGAGCAGGCCGCTGTAGTGAAAGACCTGGCCGCATTCAACCTGACAACAGCGGAAATCGCAAAGCTGGTGCACAAGTCGATCCCGACGGTTGAGAAGCTGCTGACGCTCAGTACGGCAGACCACTCAATTCAGATGAGCGTGAAATCTGGTGAAGTATCGGCATCCGTAGCGGTAGACCGAATCAAAGAGCACGGTGAAAAGGCTGGCGAAGTGCTGGCGCAGGATAAGGCTAAAGCCGCTGCTGCTGGTGTGAAAAGGGTCACCAAAGCGTTTGTGTCGCCGGAAATCAGCGTGAAGAAAGCGCGCCGCGCGGTAGAACTGCTGGCGCTGGCGCAAATCAGTGACGAAGGAGTTATCGCCCTGGACGCCCTGGCACTGGCTGAAATGCTGGAAATTATCGATGAGCAGAAAAAAATCGCTGCGGATCGCAGTAAGGTGGGAGCATGAGCATAGTTGGAGATTATTTCTTTGAGTTCCCTGCGTCTCGTGGCGTTCAGGGCGGAGCGATTGTCCTGATGATGACAGTGCCAGCACGAACCCTGGCACGTGTCCTCGCCAGTGATAATTACGGGGATACTTTAGAACGTTCACAGCGTGAAATTAACCCAGCACGTGCTAAGAAATTCTATGAATACCTGGTTAATGCTCACGAAAATAAAGAACCCTTCATTATCCCTCCGCTCGTCGGTAACTGTAACTCAGAGATTGAGTACCATGAGTTCGGCAATACCAACGTTGGTGTTGTGCGCTTCCCTATGGATGCAGAAATTAAACTTTTTGACGGCCAGCACCGTGCAGCTGGGATCGCCGAATTTTGCCGCACAGTTGGCGAACCTATCCACGTACCACTAATGCTCACACATAAGCTCTCGTTGAAAACACGGCAGCAGTTCTTTTCCGACATTAACAACAATGTTTCGAAGCCATCAGCAGCTATCAACATGGCCTATAACGGGCGTGATAAGAACGCTCAAGAGATGGTTAGTTTTATCAGTTCACACGATTTATTTTCTGAAATAACCGATTTTGAGCACAACGTTGTTCCGGCTAAAAGCGACAAGTGGGTGAGCTTCAAAGCCCTTAGCGATGCCACGGCGAAATTCTCCAGCTCCTGCTCACAAGATGATCTTGAGGGGTTATGGAATGCATGGCTAATGCTGACAGGTTTAGATGATATTCGCCGTGGCACGAACCAGGCCGAGTACAAGCGAGAGTATATCCAGTTCCATGCGGTGATGATTAACGCCTTCGGCTACGCAGTACAGAGATTAAGTGAAGGCCGGGGAGTTCGTGGGGTCACGCTGATGATTGAAGACCTGGTAATGAATACCAGCATTGCCGACCGTGAAGATTTTTTCCTTATTTCTGCATGGGATGGTATTTGCGCCAGCTGCGATAAATCCAGACCAACAGTCATTGCTAACGTCTCATCTCAGAAATCAGCTGCATCACGCCTGATGGACGCCATCGTGAATAAAAACTTGTCTGCCCGTAGCGATAAGGAGCCTACCAATGACCAATAACCAGTTAACAGACAAGCGCTTGGAGCAACTGGCGAAACGTAATTTCTGCCAAACCAGAGGAGAGGAGTACACACCGTTTGGCGACGAGGTTGTCTCGATGGCTGCAGAGCTACAGGAACGCCGCAAGGCCGAGAGGGACAGCGAGCCGGTGGCGTGGTTGGCGATTTATCACGGAGAGGTGTACGACGATGCGATCGGCATTACTCGCTCCGTTGTTGAGGCTCAAGCGGATCGTTTCGGCTGGGAGTTGGCGTTAACGGAAATCATACCGTTATATCGCCACACGCAGCCAGCTCCAGAACGCGAGCAGATCCGCCGCGAGCACGCCGAGTGGTCACAGGCCACGTTCGGTGGTGTCGGACCGGTAGGCCCGTTGAAGCACCTCAGCAAAGAAGCGCTGGAAGCCGCTGCCGAACTCGACGACCTCAGAGAGTGGGCTGATATACAATTCCTGCTGTGGGATGCACAACGCCGTGCCGGTATCACTGACAAGCAGATTACCCAGGCGATGATCGAAAAACTGGCGGTGAACAAACTGCGTGATTGGCCGGAGCCCAAAGACGGAGAGCCAAGACTACATTTGAAATAATAGCTACTTTTACTTTTAAATTTGCACATTTGGTGGTTGTATCTTTTTACTACAAGTAGTTAAATCAGTTTATCCCCGCGAGAGATCCGAAAAGGAGGGCCTAATTTTGTCCGAGTTTTTGTATTCCCCCGCATGCCGCTGCAGAGCACTACATCTGAGCGTCTGACCAGGGGATGAACCAAGATTGGATAGTGAGAAGAAAGTGGCGCGTAAGGCTGAGCTGAGCGTGCCGGCTGACCCGGATGGGGAGCAGCTTTCGCCGATGTCGTAGTGGACGTCGGTCAATGCATGAAAAGCTGAGAGGTCAGACAACCAACTTGCCAGAGGAGCATCTCCTGCGTGATGCTTGAGAGCCAACCGAAAGCAATGCGAAAAAGCATAAACTCGGTCTTCCAGTCGCCTAAACTACCGCCTCATGGCGGTATTTTTTTTCTTGCGAATTAAAGGATATGATATGAACGAAGCATGGGCGGCAATTACCGCAGGGGTGATTGCGGCAGCGGCAGGTGGTATCGGTTTGGTAATGACCAAAGAAAACAAGACTTCTGAATTCCGCCAGACATGGATACAAGAGTTGAGGCTCGCCCTTACCACATTTAGTTCGATTCTTTTAACAGTGCGGAATTTATCTGCAGAAGGTAATCTTGTCCCTGAAGGTGATAAGCAAAGAGTCAGTCAATTGCTATCTGAAATAAACCTTAGGATAAATTATGGAGAGCAGTCTCCTGAAGAAGAGCGGTTATCAGAAGTTATAACGAAAATGCTTGAAGACGCCTATGCAGGCAACGCGCAATTTACCACAACACAAGCCGATTTTACACAAGCATCATTTAACGTTCTAAAAAAAGAGTGGAAAAGAGTTAAAAGAGGCGAGTTGATTTATCAACTTTGTATGTATCCTTGCCTAGTCATCACGGCGTTCGCCATAATTTGTTCCGGCATCTATGCTTTGAACAATATCCAGAGTTTATGGCAGTTCCTCACACATTGATTTTCCATAATCAACCGGCCATAATTCCTTTGTCAGTCTGAGCAACTGACAGCTGCTATCCGGCGCCAAGAGGGGACACATGGCGCACAAGATATCTAGAAAACTATGGATCAATGATTTGTATGCAATAACCTTGCTGATCTTGTTGATTGTTCAGATTGTTGCTGTAAATGCAGTATTTGTCTGTGTCGGGCTTGGTTTTTTAAGCTTATCTGACGAAGTCTTGAAGATTTTCGCTGGATGTACGATGTCCCAGGTTTGCGGGCTGCCCAATTGCGTTGTCAAATCTGTTTATCCGAGATAAAAATTGAAAAGCCCTCTCTACGGAGAGGGCTTTTCATGTCTTTGAGCATACAATTTTCATGTGCGTCTGATCTGCGCAGCATCGAAATGGTTAATGTAGAACACCAAACAGTAACTCTTCTGACTTAACCTGTCTGGCGGTTGCCGTCCACCGATGGATATTTCCTTTTATAGCCTGGTAAATAGGGGGTTGCACCAGAGAAAAAGTGTGAATGACTTTTTTATATTCAATCCTTTTTTGTAATGTATTGAATTTATTGTTGTTTGTATTTTTGTTGTCATTCTATTTTGTCCGTGAAAATAGGGTCTTGATGGACGATCTAAATATGTCATTGTATTCCAGAACGTCGCGAGTTCATTTTTAGCCATCCCTGTACAGGAAAAGCAAAAACCACTATTTATGGAATATTCACAAGGTGCTAACTAATGAGTGAGAAAGAGATCATTGAAGCAATTCGCATTCTGGGGCGTTATGTCATTGATAGTCTGCCTGGGGGGGATTTTGTTCTTACCCCACTGGAGGATGGGGAAATCATAATTACCAAGGAATCTCACAAGCAATGCAAAAGCTTCTTCCGGAAGAAGAAAAGCTGATTTATACTAACCATCTCGGCTGAACACCGAACCTATCGCGCCATCACCGGAGTAAAGTGATGCCGCAAAAACTCAGCAATACCATTCTACACCGTGCCTTTGTGCGCGGTGTTTCTGTTTGTCTGTCGCACCCAGGCGGTGCGATATGAGAGACCCTCGTCGCAGATGCAAAGCACCCGGCTGCGGTGCCTGGTTTAACCTTACCTATTCGAATGTTTACTGGTGTTGCGAAGAGCATAAGAGCCAGTACCTTGCGCATCAGCGCGAAAAACAAAAGGTTAAGGCACAAAACAGGTTAAAAAATAAACCCGTTCACCATATCCGCCCTCAACCAACGACGGCTGCAAAACCTCTCTGCCACTGGCTGGAAGTTACGGAACGGGTAGTAAATACCCTTTGCCGTGAAACTGCCATTGCTAATGGAGAGGGGTGTATTTCCTGCGGTACTCACGACGCCAAAGTCTGGCATGCCGGCCACTACAGAACCGTTGCTAAAGCCTCTCATCTGCGGTTTACCCGCATCAATATCAACCTGCAGTGCGATGACTGCAACGTCGGCAAGTCCGGGAATATCAAAGCCTACCGGGTCGGGCTGGTGGCAAAAATCGGTGAAGCCGCAGTTCAGGGGCTTGATAACGACAACCGGATTCACCGCTGGACCATCGAAGAGCTGGAAACCATCCGCCTGCAGGCTTACGCCGACTTACGCGCACTGAAAAAAGCGCTGGAGGTCGCATGACTAATCCTTACTGCGAATCTCTCACAGCCCTACGTAACGCACCATCCCATTACTTAAAAGAGGTTGGTGACCAGTGGCGAACGCCGGATCCGCTTTTCTGGGGTATCAACGCAATGTTTGGTCCGTTGATGCTGGATCTGTTTGCTGATGACAGCAATGCAAAATGCCCTGTCTGGTACACCGCAGAAGATAACGCGCTGACACAGGACTGGTCGGAAATGCTTTCCTCAATCGGTGGTGCTGCATTTGGTAACCCGCCTTACAGCCGCTCTCAGTACCATGAAAAGCAAGCTATCACCGGCATGACTCACATTATGAACTACGCAGCTGCGCAACGAGAGAAGGGCGGCCGCTATGTTTTCCTTATGAAATCTGCAACGAGCGAAACCTGGTGGCCGGAAGATGCGGATCATGTTTGCTTTATTCGCGGGCGAATTGGTTTCGATCTGCCTGTCTGGTTTAAACCCGCCAACGACAAACAAAGGCCGACCAGCGCGTTTTTTGCTGGTGCCATAGCTGTGTTTTATAAGACCTGGCGAGGAGAGAAATTCAGTTATATCAACCGCACCGAACTGGAGGCAAAAGGCCACGCATTTTTGGCGCTGGCGCAGTTTGCCATTGATAAAAAGGTGACCGCATGAGCCGTGACGCAATCGAGCGGATCCGCTACCGCTGGAAAAAGCTTCGCCTTTGCCGTCATCGCGGCACTGTATTAGTTGACTACCGCATACTGAAAAACTTTATTCGCACCTGCCAGATCCGGGGAGAGACAGCATGACTCCAATGCAACGCCGTAGACATAATGCGGCCCTTAATGAGATTGCCCTGGCTACGCATAAGCGCTATCTGGGGCGAGCAAAACTCTTGACCGGCATCCAGTCAGGCTGGATTAAATCATTGCTTACCGTATGGGGCGATACCATGCGCGGTGAAGCCGCGCCACGATTGCCAAGAAGCCATGAATGCTGGCGAGTTATTAGAGGAGATCGCTGGTCTGATAAATCTCTTGAGCGCTTTACTGCGGCAATTAAGCAGGCGAGGGAGGAGGGTTATCGCGGTCAGCATGCGTTAAATAGAGCACACGCAATTTTATGGCCGAAACCCACTACCAGCATAATAGATACTGCTATAAGAGATGATGATGCGGATTTCGTTGAGGAATGTGTGTTAAAGGCATTCGACACAACGGATCCGGTTTATATCGTAGGGGTGAGCTTTTACACCACTCGTAAAAAAGTCGCGGATATTGCCCGCGAGCTGGAAAGAGCAGCTCCATGGCTTACGTTCAAGATGGCAAAGGATCGGGTTAACTGGTGCTTACAGGTATTTCAGGCGAAAACTTTCCTGTCTGCAAGGCAAAGCCTGAAAGCTGAATCTGAATGATTTTTTAGCAATTAGTGCTTATTTTGTTATTGGTAGTTGATTTCAGGTCTAAAAATTAGATAATCCGTTCATGCTTGGCAGAGCTGCGCCACTCGGCAGCGACAAAAAGCGACAATTTGAATATAACGAAAACCCCGCCAACGCGGGGTTTTTGCTTTCCGGCGATACGACAGGGGTATTCGCGAGATGCATTGCATCAGTACCCCTGTCACATCGCCGTATAGCGACTTAAACCAACCAAAAAAGGTAGGTTCCATGATTGTTAATTTAAGGTAAAAATTTACCGTGAAGTTACCCGGTCAACCTCCTGACTAGGGCGGAAGTTGTCAGCCAGAGATGGAGTTAAAAGTCCGCAGGCCACGGTATGACAAGCCAACGGTCTTCCGAAGCAATTCGGCTTCACGAACATTCACATTTATTTGTACTAAACATACTTTCGCCTGCTCGCTGCAGGCTTTTTTTATGGATGACCTCTTTAATCATATGGCATGAGAGTGGTATTTGACTGCAAAACAATTTGATAATAAATTGTTAATGTGGTGAATCCCCCTATGCGGAGGGGCATTGCCAGTCTGATATGTTTTTTTGCGCATTGCGAGTCGTCTGTGGACTGGCGGCGACTTACCGGGAGGCACCCGGCACCACACCTAATAAAAAATGATGATAGCTGTAAGGCCCACTTCGGTGGGCTTTTTCTTTGGGCAAAAAAAAGCCCGCATGGTTTCATGCAGGCAAGGCAGTTACATTTAGATTTTGTCCCGGTATATGTTTTTTTGTCCGGAAGTCGAAAGATACTGTCTCGAATACATTTTGTAAATAACGGATTCAAATCACAAGGCCATGCATTTGCATGGCTTTTTTATTATCAGGTCCCGCAGGAATCATCATCGACACGCTTCGTTGTTAAATCCAGCCTGACGGGCCTGACCCTTTTCAAACACACAGCTTCCCGATTTTTCATCGGAGGCGGTAACTATGGCTAAACGTATGCAAGACAAAGAGAGCATTGCCGGGATGTCCTGGCTGGTTCTGCTGATCATTGCTTGCTGGGGTGGACTTGTCCGCTACCTGATAGATGTGAAGCAGAGCAAGGCAACATGGAGCTTGATCAATGCTCTTGCCCAAATGGTGGTTTCAGGGTTTACCGGCGTTATTGCTGGCCTGGTGAGCATTGAAAGCGGACTGAGCATTTACATGATACTGGCCACTTCCGGAATTAGCGGGGCAATGGGTTCTGTTGCTTTGACCTATTTCTGGGAGCGCATTACCGGAGTCAAGGCGCCATGACAGCAGATCAGATTATCGAGGGCATCCTCGGTAAAGAAGGGGGTTACGTAAATAACCCGAATGATAAAGGCGGCCCAACGCGCTGGGGTATCACGCAGACTACCGCCCGCGCATATGGCTATAGCGGCGATATGAAGGCGTTACCACGGGATACAGCCAAAGCAATTTATCTGTCGCAATACTGGACTGAACCGAAGTTCGACCGCATTGCCGAGTTGTCGCCAGTAATTGCACAGGAATTGTGTGATACCGGCGTGAACATGGGGCCGCGTGTCGCCAGTACATTCCTGCAGCGTTGGTTATCGGCGCTGAATATGCAGGGCAATCTATATCCGGACCTGAAGCCGGACGGCGCGATAGGCAACATCACTATTGCAGCGCTGAAAAGCTATCTGGCCGTTCGCGGCAAAGATGGCGAAACCACGCTGCTGAAGGGGCTGAATTGTAGCCAGGGCGCTCGCTATCTTGAGTTGGCCGAAGCGAGGCCAGCAAATGAGACGTTTCTGTACGGCTGGATAAAAGAGCGGGTGAGCCTGTGAAAATGATTATTTTCTGCCTTCTGGCGCTGGTGGCCGTGCTCGTTCTGTTACTGCTGCGCAAATATTCTCGTCTGGAGTTTGTTGCGCATTCTCGGTTGTTGCTTAAAACATGGTCTGTCCGCCTTGGGGCTGCTGGCGCGCTGCTTGGCGTATGGGCTCAGTCATTCCCGGATGCCGCGCTTCATGCTTGGGCAATGCTGCCGCCGGATATCAAAGGTATTTTGCCGCCAAACGTTGTGGCGATGATTAGCCCTGCACTGGTAGTTCTCGCCATTCTTTCTCAGTACGTCAGACAGCCAAAGCTGAAAGACAGGGCGGATGAGCAGCAGGAGTCGCAATGAGCCTTGAATTTATAAGCGGGCTGGTAGTCGTTCTGCTTGGATTAATCGTAGGCGCATTTGGCATTGGTCATGCTCGCGGAACCAGCAAGGCGGAAGCCAAAGCCGAACAGCAGCGCACCGAAGAGAACGCCGCTGCTACCGTCGCCGCGGCAGAACGTAAAGCAGATGTTATTCAAGAGGCCAGCAATGCACAGCAGACTGTTAGCCATATGCGTGATGACGATGTTGATCACGAGCTGCGCGAAAACTTTACCCGCCCCGGTGGTGGTTGATACCGCCTGCAACTGGGTGCGGATCATCTACCTGACTGACCACGATATAGACGTGATGGATAAACAGACGAAGCGCGACATTCTGGCGCACAACAAATCCGTGCAGGCCAACTGCCCGCAATCAACAGACAGGGTTACACGATGACCAAGACAAAGAATATTGAATTTCGGCTGAGCAAACTTGAGAAAGGGCCAGACAAGAAGGTTCTGGCCATCATGGAGATAAGGTCGAGAACTATTGCAGGTAGCGTGCTGAAGCAGATTCCCTGCCAGGCGTTGAAAGATCGATAATGTCATTGAAGATAGCCTTGTAGGCTTTATTTAACTTCTCAACTGTTTTCGGGGTGATATCACTCGTAGGCGGCGCGTCGATACCATCCATTAATTCTATTTCAGCAAATTTTCTCAAAACCTGAAGGACATTTTCTTTTTGTTCTTCGGGCATCGTTTGCACGATAAAAGCAACAACGTTTCTCAGCGCCAGGATTTGAGCGTGAGTTACGTAGTAATGATCGATCATATTTTCTCCCTGTTCTGTTGAGTTAGGCGATTTAACAGTATAGAGGAGAAATGTTGTCCGCCACCCTGTAGCAGCCTTTAATCGTGATGCCTCGCAATAGCGGGTAAATTTCCATATCCAACCAAAAGAGAAAAACCAATGAGTGAAGCAAAACCGCAGGACGGCAGCACTGTAAAAGGCTACCGCACATTAACCACTGGCGACATTGAGCGAATGAACCGCCTTAAAGGCGTCAGCCGCCACTTCTGTAGTTTGCTTGATACCGATCGAGGTGAATTGTTGGCTGTCCGTAATGGCCCGGCAATGTTAAGCGCTGAGCAGGCTCGGGAGATTGATGAAGCTTTGCGCTGTCTGGCAATCGCTCGCACCAAAATGCAGGAAGCCTGTATGTGGGCATGCCGCGCGGTGGCTCGCCCTGACGCTGATTGCTAACACAACTTGCGAAAAGAAATCCACCGAAAATAAGTCAGTCGATGCTTGATGATTAGCAGATAGTCTGCTAACGCTATCGTGATAGTATTTCAGCGGAGTTTATCTATTAAAAGGAATGCGCGATGTGGACGTACTGATTGACAGTGCTTTCGAGGGATATCTCTTCCTCTTACTGGATATGTGGACAGTTTTAATTGTTGCTTTCGTCGGGTTGGCTCTGTCATTTTATGGCGTGCAAATGCGTAGAACTGCCGTCACCTTCTTTCTGCTTGCTGCGATAATCGGGACTGCTGGTTCGATCTATACTTAAATGTAGGTTGCAGAGAATATGCAGAAAGTCAACCCGCAATCCAACGGTGGCTATTACTGCGGTTACTCGTGTCATATGCCCTGAAACACATAATTTGAACCCAGGTCGCCAATGGCGGCCTTTTTTATTGCCAGAAGTAGGAGAAGAAGCATGTTAACAGTAAAAGTGATGTCGCCTAGTGGCGGCGAAGAAATTCATTGTGGACTGAGCGTTGGTTTCAACCCCAACCAGCAGAGTATTGCCGTATCGGGAATGGACCAGAACGTATTCCTGAAGCAGGGAGAAGTGACCTACGTGATGAACGCAAACGGCAAGACCATTTCACGTTACGAACACCTGGAACGACAGTAGGCATTACGGAAGCTCTTCAGCGAAGGGCTTCGATAATGCTCCCCACATCGCTTAGAGGTAAGACATGGTCGAAATCACCGACGCCCAGCAGATTCGCCTGAACCTGCTATCCACCCTGAACTATGACACTGCCGCCGCAAAAGTCGCTGTAGAGTTTGTTCAGGATAGTCCGCTTAAGTACCAGTTATTCATCCAGCAATACAGCCGCGTCACGACAGAAACCGAAGTGGTAGCAAAGACGATGAAAGCAGTACAGGAAGCAACTGAAGCGCTGCCGCTCTTCGATACGAGCGCTGAACAGTCGAGCTAGGCATTACAGCAGGCATTCACTGAGTGCCTGTGATAATGCAAATCTCATAAGGACTTAATCATGCCCGCACTAATTCCCCGAGCATGCCGTAAGCGTGGATGCGCAGGCACAACAACCGACCGCTCAGGCTACTGCGAGAAGCATCGTAATGAAGGCTGGCAGCAGCATCAGCAGGGCAAGAGCAGGCATGAGCGCGGCTATGGTAGCCAGTGGGATATTAAGCGAGCCCGCATTCTTAAACGTGACAATCACCTGTGTCAAAACTGTCTGCGTAACGGTCGTGCGGAAGCAGCTAAGACCGTGGACCATATCAAAGCTAAGGCTCATGGGGGTACCGATGATGATTCGAATCTTGAATCCATTTGTTATGCCTGCCATAAATCCAAGACGGCTGTTGAACGGCTGAAGCGCTTTTAAATATTGAGGTGAACATGACTGGATCATCGAATGACTCAGGGCTTTTGCACGCCCATACCATCTGTGTAGTGGGTGGATGCGGGTTATCGGTACGGTCCCGTAATAGCCCGTATTGCGAGAAGCACTACATGCGTGTTAGGCGTCATGGCTCTACAGAGAAACTTAGCACCAGGAAGGATGGCAAGCTGGAGCACACTGGAGGGTATCTCCTAGTGTATGCGCCAGATCATCCCTTAGCATGCGGCAGTTCACGGGTGTATGAGCATCGCAAGGTTTATTACGACAAATATGGCGCTGGTCCATTCAGTTGCCACTGGTGCGCTAAGACTGTGGGCTGGGACACTCTTCACATAGACCACCTCGATGACTGCAAGACCAACAACGAGCCTGACAATCTTGTGCCAAGTTGCCCCGTGTGTAACCAGAAGCGAGGCGTAGACAAGATGAGAAGGGCAATGCGAGAGAACTCAAGTCGCAGATATACCGCTCATGGCAAGACGATGTGTCTTAACGAATGGGCTGACTATCTGGGGATTTCCCGGAACTCTATTGAGTACCGACTCAGGGCGGGCTGGGATATTAACAAGGTCTTCAGCCCTCGAATTGGTAACAGCGGTCCCCCAAGCCGCAAGTTGGCGAAAATCGTGCACGAAGCTGTCAAATGATATCAATTCCCATTTGGATGACGACAGGGAGGGGGCGGGTCAAATCCCTGACGGCAAAGGCCCAAAGGACCGCCGCCTCAGTCAATTTTTTATACCCGCGAAAAATGAAATTTAACCAGGAGTAACGCTTATGGCTGGAACGGCGGGGCGTTCCGGGCGTAGACCAAAGCCAACGGCGCGCAAGGAGTTGGCCGGAAACCCCGGCAAGCGAGCCCTGAATAAAGAAGAACCAGTATTCACCCCCATCAATGGCGTAGCACCTCCGGACTGGTTTGCCGAAGAGGAACTCCCGTTAGCATCCATCATGTGGGAGCTGACAACCAAAGAATTATGCGGACAGGGCTTGCTCTGCGTGACCGATCTTGCAGTGCTGGAGCGCTGGTGCGTTGCCTATGAGTTCTGGCGCAGGGCGGTAAAAAATATTGCTGTTGATGGGTTATCCATCACTGGCGCAATGGGCGGGAAAATTAAAAACCCTGAACTTACGGCCAAAAAAGAACAGGAATCGGAAATGAGTTCTACCGGTTCAATGTTGGGGCTGGACCCCAGCAGCCGACAGCGCCTGGTCGGTCTGGCCGGGAAGAAAAAGAACGAAAACCCATTCCTGAAGATGATCACGCCATGAGCCGAAAAGCCTATCCTAACGTTAACGCTGCAAATCAGTATGCAAGGCATGTCGTCGCCGGAAAGATTCCGGCATGCCAGTATGTCATTGATGCCTGCCAGCGACATATCGACGATTTGTCAAAATCGCAGGGAAAGAAATTTCGATACCGTTTTGATAAAGACTTTGCTGAGCGTGCAGCCCGGTTTATTCAGCTTCTTCCACATACCAAGGGAGAGTGGGCATTCAAACGAATGCCGATCACGCTGGAACCATGGCAACTCTTTATTATTTGTTGCTCATTTGGGTGGGTTCATAAAGGTTCTAGGCTGCGCCGATTCAGAGAGGTCTATACAGAAATCCCCAGGAAAAACGGGAAGTCAGCAATAAGCGCCGGTGTGGCGCTTTTTTGTTTCACCTGTGATGGTGAATTTGGTGCGGAAGTGTATTCCGGTGCAACCACTGAAAAGCAAGCCTGGGAAGTTTTTCGACCGGCACGGCTTATGTGCAAGCGGACACCGTTGTTAACTGAAGCATTCGGGATAGAGGTTAACGCCAAGAACCTCAGTCGCCCTGAAGATGGGGCCAGATTTGAGCCGTTGATTGGAAACCCTGGCGACGGTCAGTCACCGCATTGTGCCATTGTTGATGAATATCATGAGCATGAAAGTGATGCTCTATACACGACTATGATCACTGGCATGGGGGCCCGCAGACAGCCGATTATGTGGGCCATAACAACTGCGGGTTATAACATTGAAGGCCCTTGCTACGATAAGCGTCGTGAAGTTATCGAAATGCTGAACGGAACGGTGCCGAATGATGAACTTTTTGGCGTCATTTACACCGTTGATGAGGGGGATGACTGGACTGATCCGGCGGTTCTTCACAAAGCCAATCCTAATATGGGGGTATCGGTTTATTCTGACTTCCTTTTAAGCCAGCAAAGCAGGGCCAAAAATAATCCCCGCATGGCCGGGATATTCAAAACGAAACACTTGAATATCTGGGTTGCTGCCCGCGCTGCGTATTTCAACCTGTTAAGCTGGCGAAAATGTGAAGATCAAACTCTTACCATTGAGCAATTTGAAGGCCAGCCCTGCATTCTGTCTTTTGACCTTGCGCGCAAACTGGACATGAACTCTAAGGTTCGCTTATTTACCCGTGAGATAGACGGGAAACGGCATTACTACTGTATATCTCCGCGTTTCTACGTCCCTTATGACACCGTATACAGCAATGATATTGACGATCACCGAACCGCTGAGCGGTACCGGAAATGGGTTGAAGCAGGGCTTATCACTATCACCGAGGGGGCAGAAATTGACTACCGCGTCATACTGGAAGACGCCAAGCGTGATAATCAACAGACCCCTGTTGAACAAAGCCCCATCGATCCACATGGTGCGACAAACTTATCCCATCATCTGGCTGACGAACAGCTTAATCCGATAACTATTATCCAGAATTACACCAATATGTCGGACCCGATGAAAGAACTTGAGGCTGCTGTAGAGTCCGGGCGCTTCCATCATGACGGCAATCCGATAATGACCTGGTGTATTTCAAACGTCGTAGGTAAGCATCTACCTGGAAATGATGATGTGGTGAGGCCAATAAAAGAGCAGAACGAAAATAAAATAGACGGAGCTGTAGCTTTAATAATGGCTATTGGTCGCGCAATGCTCAATGAGGAACGCGATTTCCTGTCTACTCTCGACCCGGGCGAAGGGCTTTTAATTATATGAAAACACTTATCACTGATGCCATTGGGTTGGCCGGGTTCGGTTCGCTCGCTGCAGGCGTATATCTACAGTTCGGACTGGCACCATCTTTGATGATGTCCGGTTGCCTGCTACTGCTTTATGCGCTGGTGGCGGCTATGAGGGGGAAAAATGCTTCTTGATGCCTTGTTTCGTAGTGAACCTCTGGAAAGCCCCGGCACACCGATCACGGGCGAATCGGCAGAAACAGATAACATTTTTGCCAACGATGTGTTTGTCAGCCCGGAAACGGCCATGAAACTGGCTGCTGTTTACGCTTGTATTTATGTCATTTCATCAAATATTGCGCAGATGCCGCTCCATGTGATGCGGAAAACTAATAATAAGGTTGAAGCCGCTCGCGATCATCCTGTGTTTTATCTGGTTCACGATGAGCCGAATGTATGGCAGACCAGCTATAAATGGCGCGAGTTAAAACAGCGTCATATTCTGGGCTGGGGTAATGGTTATACATGGGTAAAACGTTCCAGGCGTGGGGAAGTCTCCGGGCTGGAATGCTGTATGCCGTGGGAAACGACGTTACTTAATACCGGCGGACGTTATACCTATGGTGTTTATAACGAGGAAGGGGCTTATGCCATTAACCCCGACGATATGGTGCATATTCGCGCGCTGGGGAATAACCAGAAAATGGGGCTCAGTCCTATTATGCAACATGCCGAGACAATTGGTATGGGAATGAGCGGGCAGAAATACACCAGTTCATTCTTTAGTGGCAATGCGCGACCAGCAGGTATTATTTCAGTCAAGCAAGACTTGAATAAGGAAAGTTGGGGATGGCTTAAAGAACAATGGCAGAAAGCAGCTGCCGCTTTGCGTAGCCAGGAGAATAAAACAATGCTTCTCCCTGCCCAGTTGGATTACAAGGCTCTTACTGTTTCTCCGGTCGATGCCCAGATCATTGATATGTCGAAACTGAATCGCTCAATGATTGCCGGAATATTCAACGTTCCGGCACATATGATTAACGATCTCGAAAAGGCCACTTTCTCAAACATTACGCAGCAGGCTATTCAGTTTGTCCGCTACACGATCATGCCGTGGGTGACGAACTGGGAGCAGGAACTCAATCGCCGTTTGTTCACCCGCGCTGAGCTGGCCGCCGGGTATTACGTTCGGTTTAACCTGACCGGTCTACTACGTGGTACCCCGCAGGAACGCGCTCAGTTCTACCACTTTGCAATTACTGATGGCTGGATGAGCCGCAATGAGGCGCGGGCCTTCGAAGATATGAACCCGGTAGATGGCCTGGATGAAATGCTGGTTAGCGTTAACGCCGCGAACCCGGCAGACGACTTTAAGGCACCAAAAACCGACGAGGAAAATACCAATGAATGACCGTGAAACGCGCTGCTATAGCGGGGAGGTTCGCGCGGAACAACGCACCGATGAGCCTACCCGCATTCTGGGTTACGGATCGGTGTTTAACAGTCGCTCTGAACCTCTCTGGGGATTTCGCGAAATCATCAAGCCCGGAGCCTTTGACGATGTGCTGAATGATGATGTTCGCGGGCTGTTTAACCATGACCCCAATTTTATTCTCGGACGGAGCGCCGCTGGAACGCTGTCCTTGTCAGTCGACGATCGCGGCCTGCGTTACGACATTACAGCACCGGATACGCAGACTATCCGCGATCTGGTGCTGGCACCTATGCTGCGCGGTGATATTAACCAGTCGTCCTTTGCTTTTCGGGTAGCCCATGACGGTGAAAACTGGTACCAGGACGATGAAGGGATTGTTATTCGTGAAATATCGAAGTTTTCCCGGCTGTTTGATGTCAGCCCGGTGACCTATCCAGCATATCAGGAGGCCGATTCCGGCGTCCGATCAATGAAAGCCTGGCAGGAGGCGCGCAACAGCGGTGCGCTACAGAACGCCATTAATCAACGAATGGCGCGCGAGCGCCTGCTGACCCTTCTTAACGCGTAAGGAAATACCATGAAACTGCATGAAATGAAGCAAAAACGTAACACCATCGCCAAAGATATGCGTGCCCTGCATGACAATATTGGTGATTCGCCCTGGACTGATGAGCAGCGCACCCAGTGGAACGCTGCAAAATCAGAGCTTGATTCCCTTGATGAGCGTATTGCTCGCGAAGAGGAACTGCGCCGCCAGGATCAGGACTATATTGAAGGAAATGAGCAGGAGCAGCGCCAGCAGCAAAAACAGAACCAGGGCACACCAGAAGCACAGGCCGAAGCGCGCCGGGCTCAGGCGTTTGATAAATACTTACGCCAGGGGTTTTCTGAGCTTTCAGCAGAAGAACGTCAGGCTGTAAAAGAGCATCGTGCTCAAGGGGTATCTCCTGACGAGAAGGGCGGGTATACCGTCCCGACGCAAATGCTGAACAAAATCGTCGATGCTATGAAAGCATATGGCGGTATTGCCAGCGTTGCCCAAATTCTGAGCACGTCCAACGGGCAGGATATTACCTGGTCCACCTCTGATGGCACCTCTGAAGAGGGTGAACTTCTGGCAGAAAACTCTGCAGCTTCTGAAGGTGATGTGACCTTTGGAACTGCTGTACTTGGTGCCAAAAAACTTTCTTCAAAAATCATTCGCGTATCCAACGAACTTCTGCAGGATAGCGGGGTAGATATTGAAGCTTACCTGGCTGGACGAATTGCCCAACGCATTGGCCGCGGCGAAGCAAAGTATCTGATCCAGGGTACTGGTGCCGGCACGCCTACTCAACCCAAGGGTCTTGCAGCATCCGTTACTGGCACCGTGAATACTGCATCAGCAACTGCGTTCACCTGGAAAGAGATGAATGCGTTGCGCCATGCTGTCGATCCGGCCTATCGCACTGCTCCACAAATTCGCTGGGCCTTTAACGATAAAACCCTTCAGGTTGTGGAAGAGATGGAGGACAACCAGGGGCGTCCTCTTTGGTTACCTTCTATTATCGGTGGTGCCCCCGCCACCGTTCTGAACGTACCCTATGTAGTAGATCAGGGGATCGCCGATCTTGGTGCCGGGAATAAATTCATCTATTTCGGTGATTTTAACCGCTTCATCGTTCGTCGCGTCACCTACATGACGTTGAAACGGCTGGTGGAGCGTTACGCAGAATATGACCAGACTGCGTTTCTGGCATTCCATCGTTTTGACTGCGTACTGGAAGACACGGCAGCTATCAAAGCGCTGGTGGGCAAACCGGCATCTGGCGGCTAAGGCAATAATCAGCTTCAACCTCCACCGCTCCGGCGGTTTTTTTGTGCCCGCAGTTCGCTGCGGGCCAGGGAAAAACGATGAGCACAACGATTGAAAAGTTAAGGGCTCAGTGTCGGATCGATATCGACGACACAACGGAAGATGAGTCGCTTATGCTCTATTATGGCGCTGCGCGCCGTAGGGCGGAGAACTTCATTAACCGTAATCTTTATGAAGATGAAGTGCCGGAAACTGATCCTGACGGGCTGGTGATTGCTGACGATATTTTACTGGCATTGATGCTGCTGGTTGGGCACTGGTATGAAAACAGGGAAGAAGCTACAGATGCGGCCAAGGCCAGCATTCCCTTCGGCTTTACCTCTCTGATAGAGCCGTACCGCTATATTCCGCTGTAGGAGAATTTATGCAGGCAGGACGATTACGGCACCGGGTCACCATTCAGAACTTCACAACCTCCAGAACGCCTTCCGGCCAGCCGGTTGAAAAGTGGGAAGATGGGAAAACCATCTGGGCCGAGGTTAAGGGGATAAGCGGTCGGGAGCTGTTAGCCGCTGGCGTAGAGCATGCTGATGCGACAATCCGGGTCTGGGTGCGTTTTCGCAGGGATATTTCAGCCACATCCCGATTGAAGGTACTGACCGGCCCGTTTAAAGGCGCAGTTCTTAACGTTACCGGGCCTCCGGTTCCGGATATCAGAGGTACCCGGCTGGAAATTCTCTGCAAACAGGGGACCGAAAAATGATTGATGTGAATCTGGATTTTTCCGGTTTGCAGGATATCGCCCGAGACCTGCAAACCCTCAGCAAAGCTGAAAACAATAAAGTCCTCCGGGATTCGACCCGCGCCGGGGCCGAAGTTCTCCGGCAGGAAGTGATTGACAGGGCTCCTGAGAAAACCGGGAAGCTGAAGAAAAACGTTGTTGTCGTCACCCAGAAAAGCCGCCGACGCGGTGAAATTTCCTCGGGGGTGCATATTCGTGGCGTTAACCCGCAAACGGGGAACAGCGACAACACCATGAAGGCCAGCAACAAGCGGAATGCGTTTTACTGGCGCTTCGTGGAGCTGGGAACATCTACGGCGCCAGCACATCCGTTTGTTCGTCCTGCCTTTGATACCCGCATGGAAGAGGCTGCGCAGGTGGCGATGCAGCGGATGAATCAGGCTATTGATGAGGTGCTGGCTAAATGACAGAAGATGATCTCTATGACCTGCTGTCGCCGCTGGCAGACGGGCGGGTTTATCCGTATGTGGTATCGCTGGGCAGTGACGGTCTTCCCGATGTTCCCGCGCCTTACATCATCTTCTCGATACCGACTGACGTATCCGCGGATGTTTTCTGCGGCCAGGCAGAGTCGACACTGCGCATTCAGGTTGATGTATGGGCTGAAACGAATGACGAAGCCCGGGCGTTACGCCTGGATGCCCTGGCTCGCCTGCAGGTTCTTTCACCTGTCGAGGTGACAAAAATCCCTGGCTACGACACGACAACCCATCTTCATCGGGCAACCCTCGAAATAACGGTCATTGCCTGACTGGAACCAATCCAATCTGACCGCCGCTGGCGGTTTTTTCATTTATGGAGGCTGCAATGTCAGCATTGTACGAACGCGCCCAAAAAACGGTAGTAATGATTACATCAGTGCCGGTCACTGCGGAAGAGCTGGCATCGGCGACCTGGCTCAACCTGAGTTGTACCATTAAACAGGCCAGCTTTACCGCCGGTCAGAAAAACGATATTGACGTGACAACGCTATGCTCCGAAGAAACGGAGAATATCAACGGGCTCCCGGCACCGTCTGAGATGTCTCTCTCCGGTAACTTCTACCGCAACCCGGCACAGGATACGCTGCGTACCGCTTACGACAATGACGGCGTATACGGCTTTAAGGTTGTGTTCCCTTCCGGAAACGGCTTCCTGTTCCGTGCTGAAGTTCGTCAGCACACCTGGGACTCACAGACTAATGGCGTCGTTGCCGCGACATTCTCTCTGCGCCTGAAAGGTAAACCAACCAACATTGACGCCTCTGGCATTCTGTCTTTTGCCACAGACCTTCCCGCATCGCAGACGGTAGCGGCCGGAAGCGCCCTGACAATGAGTGTGGTGGTTCAGGGCGGCACAGAACCTTATACCTACGTCTGGAAAAAGGGCTCGTCCACCGTCAGCGGGCAGACCAGCGCAACGTTTAATAAGGCCAGCGCAGTATCAGGCGATGCGGGTGTTTATTCCTGCGTGGTTACTGATGCCGATGGCACTGTTATCACCTCTGCTGACCACACCGTCACTATCAGTTAATGGAGCGCCGGGGAACCGGCGATAAACTTAATGTCAAAACAGAATCTTAAAGCGCTGGCTCTGGCCCCGATGGCGGGTTTCCGTAAAAAAGAAGTCACCGTTCCGGAGTGGGAAAACGCCAAAGTTATCATTCGTGAACCATCGGCTGAGGCCTGGATTCGCTGGCAGGGGATTGCCAGCCCGGAACAACCAAAACTAGCGGAAGGGCAGGAAGCGCCAGAGGTGCCAGAACTGACCCCTTCAGAACGTGCTTTCCGCACGATGCGGGCAGATGTCACACTCTTCATTGATATTCTGCTGGATAGCGACCTGCAGTACGTTTTCACCGTCGATGACACCGAACAGGTTGAAGCAATTTATGGCCCTGTCCATTCCCGGTTGTTGAAACAGGCGCTTGACCTCATTCGTGATGCGGATGATGCCAAAGCAAAGTAAAAATGCCTGGCATGCAGTTCCTGATGGCGCTGGCGCTCCGGATGGGCCGCACGCTGGGCGAACTGCGACAAACCATGACGGTCGGCGAATTCAGGATGTGGGCTGAATTCGACCGTATCAGCCCGATCGGTGATATCCGTGGCGATATTCTCAATGCCCAACTGGTTTCAGCGATGTACGGGGCGCAGGGCGGTAAAGTCACCATCGAAGACGCTCAACTCAAGTGGAGCACAGAAGAGGACGAGGCAAGCGACAGCGGCGATCCTTTTGCAGGCTTAGAAGCCGCTTTGCTCGCGGCTTCAGCTTGAATTAAACAACGATAGCTGAAGTCTTTCTTAACCAATGGTAGGATTTACTCATATCTTTACCAACAGGGGCGCTGTGTGAAAAAATTAATAGTTTTGGCATTATCCATTTTAGTGCTGGCCGGATGTAAGCCCGGCGAAGAAAAAGCAATAGATATTGCTAAAAAGGAAGTTGCTGCTGACATGAAAGATCCAGATAGTGCAAAGTTTCGCTATCTAAGGTTTGTAAAAGCAGGTGAAAAAGATGGGCTGGTTGGCGGATTTGTTTGTGGTGAAATAAATTCAAAAAATAGTTACGGTGCTTATGCTGGTTATTCAAAGTTTCAGTTGGCTTTAACAATGAAATCGAAAGGTTTTTTCTCTAAAGGTGTAAGCTATACTATTGATGATAAGAAGATATACAAAGCCCTCATTGGTTCTGATTTGGATTTTTATTATAAGATATGCGGTCAGGATGAGTGATTGATTAAACTAATGAATTAAATTAAGAGCCTCGCACAAGCGGGGCTTTTTGTTGTTAGAGGAATAGCAATGGCAACCCTTCGCGAATTAATTATAAAAGTTTCAGCTAATTCTCAGTCCTTTCAGACCGAGATCGCTCGCGCCTCTCGCATGGGGTCCGATTATTATAAGACAATGCAAAGGGGGGGGCGGCAGGCGGCTGTTTCTGCACGCGAGACAAGACAGGCACTAGCCGAAGTATCTGCACAATTGTCAGAAACTAAAAACGCAGCTATGGGTATGGCTGGTGCGTTTGCCGGAGTTTTTGCGACTGGGCACCTAATCGCCCTTGCTGATGAGTGGAGTTCTGTGAATGCACGTTTAAAACAGGCGTCAACATCAACCGATGATTTCTCCAATTCCCAACGATTACTTATGGACATCAGCCAGAAAACAGGGACAGCGTTCAGTGATAACGCAGGTTTATTTGCTCGATCGGCAGCATCAATGCGTGAGTTTGGTTATTCCTCTGGCGATGTACTGAAAGTAACCGAGGCTATCAGCACGGGCCTTAAATTATCTGGGGCCAGCACGTCAGAGGCTAGTTCTGTTATCACGCAGTTCAGCCAGGCGTTAGCTCAGGGAGTATTGCGTGGAGAGGAGTTCAACTCTGTTAACGAAAACGGTGATCGAATCATCCGTGCTTTAGCGGCAGGTATGGGCGTTGCCCGCAAAGACCTCAAGGCGATGGCTGATAACGGACTGTTGACAATAGATAAAGTGGTTCCGGCCATTACCGCTCAGTTGCGAGTGATGCAGGCTGAATTTGAATCAATGCCAAAAACGGTTTCAGGCTCAACTCAAAAGGTTGAAAATGCTTTTCTTGCTTGGGTTGGCGGTACAAACGATGCTTATGGTGCCTCTGCAGCGCTTGCTGGTGGGCTTGACTCCCTGGCAGAGAACATTGATACAATAGCAATGGCAGCAGGGGCATTAACGGCGATTGGAGTTACCCGTTTTCTTGGTAACTGGACGTTGCAATTAAAGTCGCACACCGAAGAGCTTATACGGGCCAGAGGTGCAGAAATTTCGAGTACAGCGGCCAAAATTGAGGGGGCAAATGCTTCACTTACACAGATCGAATCAGAAAAATCACTTCTCCTTTCAAATCAACGATCGCTCGTGGCTCAATTAGAATTGGCGCAGACTGAAAAACAACGTGCGACTATCAGAACACTTCTGGCCAAAAACTCAATGGATATGGTAAAGGCTAACAAAGCCGAGACCGCGACCGTTAATGAGCTATCAATGGCAAACCAGAGGCTGAATGCGCTAACCTCTGTTACAAGAACGGCATGGGCTGGCGTATCATCCTTATTTGGTGGCATTCCAGGGATTTTGATGCTGGGGGCAGGCGCCTGGTATACATGGTATCAGAATCAGGAACAGGCGCGTCAGTCTGCGATACAGTATGCCTCCACCCTTGATGAGGTGGTGGAAAAAGCGAAAGCCATGAGCGAAATTCAAATCAGAGGTTCTATTGCCGATTCTGGTGAATCCATTGACGCGCTCAAAGATAAGCTGGAGGACTTGAGGGATGCTCAAGCCGAGGCAGCTGCTGAAGTTCAGAAATATACGTCTCTCGCTCGACAAATGGGCGTTCAGAATGATCAAAATAATGGTTACGTACAGAACGCTGCTAAATATCAGCGGGAATATAACAAAATATCCCGAGATATTGCTGATACTACATCTCAATTAAACTATGCTGTAGATGCACAAAATAATTTACAAACAGAATTAGCCTCAAAAGTTCAGGCGTCGGCAGTTGCTTTTGACAAAATAAAAAACTCGATAATTGGTGCACTGAATGTTAATGAAGCAATGGCAACTTCGCTATCAGTTACCATTCAATTCATGGACGAATTAAGAAAACGCTCTGGGAGCGGCCAGCCCCCAGCAGTTCAAACCAACACAGCTTACGATAATTTTATAAAGCAACAGAAGGAGAGCATAGCCCTCTCTCAAAAAGAAGGTGTTGAGCGGGCCAAGCTTAAAGCGCTTCAGGATGCCATCAAACAGGGAGCGGTTAGAACTGATAATAAAGGTAATATTTTACCGGGGCAGGATGAGCAGATCGCAGCTATTCAAGGTAATGCTGCTACAGACTTTAAACTTAACGAATCGCAAAAAAAACCTCGCGGAAAGTCAGAGGTAGAAAAAAATGAGGATGCATATACCCGCATTGTTAAACAACAAGAAGAACAGATTGCACTCGCCGGACAAAGCAATGAACTGGCAAAAATAAAATATCAGATAGTTCAGGGGGAGCTAGCCTCACTCGATCAAGCTAAAAAAGAAACCCTTCTTCACAATGCTGCGCTAATTGATCAGAAAAACATTGCTGAACAGTTAAAAACGTTCCGTGATGGGCTGGCTGACAGCAACGCTGCTGCGCGTGACCGGGGAAATATTGATTTTCTTGGTGCCGGGATGGGGGATAAGGCCCGCGACCGCATGAAGGAAATGGCAGATATTCGTACTGATTTTCTCAAACAGCAGCGCGACCTGCAGCGGGATTTCAGCAAAGGTCAGATTTCTGAGGACCTGTACAAACAGCAAACGGAAGCGCTACAGGCGGCGCTTACTGAACGGCTCCAGATTCAGGAGGACTACTACAAGAAAACCGATGAACAGCAGTCAGACTGGCGGGCTGGGATCAGCGATTCACTGATGAACTACGCCGATCAGGCTGCTGACCTCAGTTCAATGGCAGCATCAGCGACCAGCGAGATTCTCAATAACACCACGAACTCCATTTCCAACAACCTGACCAGTGTCCTGACTGGTGCGACTTCATTCAAAGAGGGGATGTCGAATATCTTCAGCTCACTGGGTGAAACGGTGATTAAGACGCTGATCCAGATGGCAACACAGGCATTAATCACCAAAGCGATTATGGCGTCGTTCGGCGGTGGTGCTGGTGGGATGTTCGGTAGTCTTTTTGGTGGAGCAAGTGGAGCTGCAAGTAGTGGAACTGCGCTGCAAAGCTTCGGATCGTCTTTTGCCTTTAATGCCCTCGGTGGTGTCTACGATTCGCCTTCACTTTCCGCATACAGCGGCGGTGTATACAGCACTCCGCAGTACTTTGCTTTCGCGAAAGGAGCGGGCGTGTTCGGTGAAGCGGGCCCGGAAGCGATTATGCCCCTGACCCGTGGCGCTGACGGTTCGCTGGGGGTTCGTGCGGTTGGACGTGAGTCACCGGCAGTCCAGGATGCTGCAAGGCAGATTGAGGCGCAACCACGAATCGCGGTCAGTGTTGATGCCCGTAGCACGTTTAGCGGGCAACCTGACGACGCAACAATGCTGGCAGTAGATCGAAGGAATGCTGCACTGGAACGACGCATCATCAACACACTCACTGCTGAAGTAAATAACCCCCAGAAGAAATTCGGACGCGCCATCTACTCCAATCTACAGCCCAAAAAACCAAGATAGACTGCCCGGAGGGAAAGTTAATGGCGGATATTATCTATCCGGATGAGTACCTGCCCATGCCACTTATGGACGGGTACGGTTTTAAGCCCATATCACCTTTACTGCGAACGGAAATGACGTCCGGTCGCGCAAGGCAGCGGCGGCGATACACCTCAACACCCACTCAGGCATCAGTGAAATGGATTTTTCAGACTGATGCGCTGGCGCAGTTGTTTGAGGCCTTTTTCCGGGACGCACTGAAAGACGGACAGTCCTGGTTCTATCTGAGGCTCCAGACCCCGATCGGGGTAAAGCCCTACAAAGCCAGGTTCATTGATATTTACGAAGGTCCGACACTTGTCGCACCGAAATACTGGCAGTACAGCGCAACGCTGGAGTTATGGGAACGTCCGTTACCGCCTGCCGGGTGGGGCAATTATCCGGAATGGCTCGCTGGCCAGTCATTGCTCGATATTGCACTGAATAAGGAGTGGCCAAAGCATGACGATTCTTGAGCAACTTTATGCCAGTAGCGGCTCTGAAGTCATTCACGACACGTTGCAGATCACGGCAGGTGATCAGAACTACTGGCTTACCCGTGGGTGGGACAATATCACTGTCACATTAGAAGACGGGCAGCAGGCAACTTTTGAGGGATGCGCTATCGATATTGCATTACCTGCAAGGAATGCTGACGGCACACAAGACCTGAAATTTGCCATCAGTAATGTTGACGGTGTGGTATCTGATGCGATTGACAGAATTCTGGACGAAATGAAATCGGCAACACTGACTTTTCGGCGGTATATCTCCTCTGATTTATCTGCACCTGCGGCATCGCCTTACACCCTTGATGTGAAATCCGGATCGTGGACGGCAACAGCGGTGCAGGTAACTGCCGGATATATGAACATCCTTAAAACGGCCTGGCCGCGAAATCGTTATAACCTGGCTGAACATCCCGGTCTTCGTTACATGTCCTCCTGAGGTATTCACATGTTCAATTCTGATAAATACCTTTCGGTCAAATGGCTGAAGGGCGGGCGCGTTTATCCTGGGCTCGACTGTTTCGGCATTATCAATGAAATCCGCGGCGATCTCCTTCTCCCGTTATGGCCGGATTTTTCCGGCGTGACGAAAGATGAGGGAGGGCTCGATCGTGAGGCCAGGAAGTTTATGAAATCCCTCACACGCTGTGAGCCTTGTGTCGGGGCCGGGGTAGCTTGTTATTCAGGATCAACCGTGACGCATGTTGGTATCGTAGTTTTACTGGATGGCCAGTTGCAGGTTGCAGAATGTAATCCGGGAACCAATGTCACCTTTCTACCTCTTCCGCGATTTGTCCGTCGGTTTAACCGTGTGGAGTTCTGGCAATGACGATAAGAATTTACCCTTCCCGGCTCCCCGGAGAACCGCTTGAAACTCATGAGCACGGCAATATTACGCTGCATCAATGGATGGTCAGAAATGTTCCTGGGTACAGCCAGGACAGATCGCACCCAGTTGCCGTTGAATTAAATGGTCGCACACTTCCTCCCGATGAGTGGCCGCTTTGCCAGTTGAGCCCGGACAGTGATGTCAGAATTTATCCTGTTCCCTATGGAACCGGGCTGGAAATTGCCGTCTGGGTTTCTGTTGCAATATCAGCTGCCAGTGCTGTCTACTCGTTGTTCTTCGGGCCGAAAGTCGACCTTGGTGGTTATTCATCGGGTAGCGGTCGTTCGCTGGAGCTAAACCCGGCAAAAGCTAACACGGCGAAACTTGGAGACCCGATACGTGAGGTGTTTGGTCGATGCCGTATCTATCCTGATTATCTGGTGCAGCCGGTTACCCGTTTTGACCCAAATGATCCAACGCGAATGACGGTCGAAATGTTTCTTTGCGTCGGGCAGGGGAGGTTTTCGTTTACGGGAGGAGATAAACGGATTGGAGAAACCCCGGCAGCCTCGCTGGGTGATGGTTTCAGCGATAAGGTGTACCAGCCAGGAGAGGACGTATCTTCTGATCCGAGAAGCGAAAACTGGTTCAACTCGACAGAAGTCGGCGGAACATCAAGCGGAACAGGGCTGGATATGGCCCAGACCTCGCCTGATTCCGACGATATTATTGCTGACAGCATGACTGTATCTGGGGTATCAGTAACGTTCACAGGACTGGACGCGGATGATGATGACGATGACGACGAGGATGATAACTCTCTGCCTGCAAGCTGGGTCGCAGGAACTATCGTTGAAATTAAAGCCCCCACCAACTTCCTTATTTCCACCTCGTCAGGTTACAGCGTATTTGCCAGCAAGCTACTGACTGAAATCGCGCCGGTGGTTGGGATGCCAGTAACGTTGAGTTTTAACAGTGTTGATTACGATCTCTTTATTGCAACCTGTACGCCGGGACAGGATGCCATTCCGGGAGAGGGCGGCAGTGCGGCTAAAATTCAGTCCAGCGCGGCACCGACAACTTACGATTTCTCGCTGGGCAGCACAACGTTTACGGTGACCTGGCACGGAACAACTTATACCGTCTCTCTTGTTGCTGATTATGTGAATATGTCCGGCCTTCTGGCTGCAATTACTGAGGGACTGACCGGCTCCGGCCTGGTGGCGCAGGATAATGGCGGAACGGTACTAATCGCTGAAGAGACAAGCCCGTTTGCGGGTGGAGAAATCACTTCATCCTCGCTCCCGGTAGCGGTCTTTGGCGATGCGCCTGTTTATACCGCAGGCAGTGAATCAACCGGCGGTAGCGCAGCTATCACCGCAAACGTCACATTAGCGTATAACAGCGCGACCGGTACACCTTTTTCGGGGATGCCGGAAGGTACCCAGCGTCTTTCTCTCTCTCATCGGGGTAATGAGTACCAGATAATTTCAACTGATGGCACAACGGCTACCGTTGCGCGTCTGGTTAATGGTGCGGTTGATGCCTCCTGGCCAGGTTTTTCAGCGCGGACGATGATTGACTATGAAGCCACGGGGCTTAACGACACGCTGAGCTGGCTGGGACCGTTTCTTGCCTGTCCTGAAAATGAAGTTGTGGACGCCTTTGAGGTGAATTTCTCCTTTCCTAACGGCATCTGCGGTTTTGATAACAAGGGCAAGAAACGCATCCGGCATGTTGAGTGGGAGATTCAGTATCGGGTTTATGGCACCGGCTCCGGGTGGATCAGCAAGCAGGGCGAATACGCGCTCAAAAACATTAATGGGCTGGGGTACACAGAAAGATTTTCGCTCGACTCTCCCGGCCTGGTCGAAGTGCGGTGCCGTCGCCGGAACGAACAGGGCAGCAATAACGCGCGCGACAATATGTACTGGCAGGCTTTAAGAGGGAGGCTTCTGGCAAGACCCGCATCCTACTCAGGTGTAACAACCTGGGCAATTACCGTTGAAACCGGGGGGAAGCTGGCTGCACAGTCTGACAGGCGCGTCAGCGTGGTCGCTACCCGTGAATATGACGGAGGGGGAAACAGAACCATTAGCGGCGCATTTCGTCATGTAGCAGGCAGTCTGGGTTTTAACGCAAACCAGATTGACACCTCTGCGATAAATGCTCTTGAAACTGCCTGGTGGACGCCAAGGGGAGAATATTTTGACTATGAGGCAAGTAGCGACAGTGCTTCAGCGAAAGATATTTTCGACAAAATCACCGAAGCAGGCATGAGTTACTTTTTGCTGTCAGACGGGCTCTTATCTGCCGGGCGAGAAGGTATCAAAAGCTGGACCGGGATCATTACCCCCCAGGATACGGTAGAGGAAATGAAGACCTCATTCAGGGCCCCTTCTGATGATGATTATGACGGTGTTGACGTCACATATATTAATCCGGTTACCTGGGCAGAAGAAATCGTTCAGTGCCGGACGGCTGATAATCCTGTGCCTCGCAAAGTGGAGTCGTACTCACTGGGCATTGTAATGACAGCAGATCGTGCATACCGAATAGGCATGCGCAGGCTCATGAAATATCTGCATCAGCGCAGGACCTATGAATGCACAACTGAGCTTCTTGGCTGGTGTTACCAGTTTGGTGATCACATCATTCTTTCAGATGATATACCGACGGGTAAAACAATCAGCTGTCTGATAGAAGGCGTGACATTCGATGATGAAGTTATCACGTTAACAGTCACTGAGCTTCTTGACTGGAGCTATGCTAATCCGCGCTGCTGGATTCAGTTTCAGGGGGGACGGCCGTCGACTCGTTTACTAACGCCGACACGTGTCGATGACTTCACCCTTACTATACCGTACAACGACGACCTACACCCGGAAGACTGGACAATGGATGACCCGGATGTTGAATTACCTCGCCTGTTGTTTTGTGACAGTGAGAAGGGGGCCCGGCACGGTATCGTTCAGGAAATAGTCCCGTCTGATGACTGCACCTGCCAGGTCACCGCCCCGGAATACAAAGAAATTTTCTACAGCTACGACGACGCTACCTACCCCGGCGACGTCGCTTAACTTTTCAAAAAGCACCCATTCACCCGCCTCATTCGGCGGGTTTTTCATTTTTGGAGCACAATGTATGGCCGACAACGAAAAGCTTGGCTCGACATCACCACAGGTGTTGCTGAAGAACGCGATTAACCTGGATAAGTTAGTCAATGGCCGGGAATCAGAGTCATTACCGGATCGTTTCGCTGTACTCCGCCGCACATGGTTCGGCATGGAGAGGGCCCATGATCGTCAGATGCAAAGTCAGGAAAATCGTTTTGATACATTCATTGCGAGCTCTGGTTATAAGGTAATTGGTGACTACACCGCCGGCCCGTTGACGATCACTGAGTATAACCAGCTTATTCGCTATAACAACGAGCTGTATAAACTCACCGCAGCGACAGATATCCCGTTTACCACGGCTGGTAATACTGACGAAACATGGACCGATACTGATGCTGCGCATTTTGTATCTGTCGGTGATGCAGCGCTTCGCCAAAACCTGGGTTCAGGCGAAGGCTTTAAACTACTAGGCCAGGTTCGTAGCGCAGCAGCACTGGCAGCGCTGGCAGGTGAAGACGGCGAACGCATTTTACTGCTCGGCTATCATGATGGCTGGGCTGCTTCCAGCGGTGAGCTTTCAGGCGGCGGTGAGTTCCATTACGTCAGTTCTCTGGCGGACGTAAACAACGGCGTAACTGTTTTTAACGGATGGTGCCGGAAGTTCAAGGACACGGTAATCACAACGTACGATGCCGGGCTGGGCGACAATGACGGTGTGGATGCGCGGGAGCGCCTGACGACGCTGTTTAAAGTGGTGCCGGACGGGTTTACAGTCAAAATTCGCGGCTATCACCTGACGTCAGGCCCTGTGAAATGTGAGGCTAAAACCGGCCTCACCATTGACGGCATGAACGGCGTTATTTCAGCAAAAGAGCTGCGTGACGTTTACACCGTTTATGACGTTGCTGAAACAGACCCCAGAGTGGCAATGACCGGAGTTCTGTCGTGCCTTGATTGTCCTGGTATTAAAATATTCGGCCTTGAGATTCAGGGGGCGATGAAGCTCTCCACTACTAATGATGATGGTACTCATAAAGGTGAGGAATACGCTCTCCTTATCCGCGCATGTGATGGTGGTGAGATTTATGGCACGCAACTTCATAACGTATTCGGGTATGGGTGTCGGGGGCTATATCAGAGCAACGTTAAGTTCCATCACAACTACGTTCATCACTGTTTGCGTGAGTCCGGTGTTAACCTGGTGACGGGCGGGAGTCACGGTTACATTTATTGCAACCGGTTTGAATATATCGGGCTATATGGCGTCGAGGTGGAAGGGCAGCCGTACTATTCCGGCATGACGAAAGTAAAGGTATGGGGTAATTTCATTAGTTACACTTTCCGTGGAATTTGTGTTGTAGACCAGTGCCTTGAGTCTGAGATTAACGACAATACGGTTTCATTTTCCCACACAGCCTTATCAGCATATCGGACGTCAGATTACGCTGTAAGAAGCACGGCGTTTAAAGCAAACACTGTACTCAGTTGTGCGAGGGGTATGTTTGCGAATGGTGCCCGTAATGCGACATTCTCTGATAACGATATCGACCTGATTGATGTGCCGGAATATTTATACACGTCACCCTACAATAATATTTTTGAAATAGACCAGACCAACAGAGCTGTATTTTGGTCTCCCTACCTTGCTGAGTTTCAGCATCTTTTTGGCGATAACATCAAGTTTGATGATGTAGTATATTCAGTTAGCGCAGTTGAATGGGACAGCACAAAAACGGGATACCCGAAGGATAATGCATCGCATCCTGATGGAATGTGGAAAGTCACGCTGACCAGCGCATTACCAGAAGAGCTTGACGACACAGTATCTCTTGCCATGACACAGAATTTCGGCAACACGATTGGTTATCAGTCTGCTGGAAATATTCATGGAGTAACCGCAAGCAATAATAAGATAAAAAACGCCTATTATGCCCTGTATTGCGCGTCCAGCCTTATAGCGGGAGAATCCGGAGTTCAGGAGACAGTAACAGAAAATACAATAAATGGTTCAACGATTTGGCTAACAGTGAGTGGCTCAGGATTCAGACTCATCGACCGCAATGAACCAAATGCCAACGCGACCGTTACCGCCAGTCTGTGGACAACAGCAGGCTTCAAAGACGTCAGAATGCGCAACACGATGGGGATCAGCCTACCAGCCCGGACGGTAAATACCTCGCTACTGAAACCACGCCTGTATTCGCAGATATCGCGTCGTGCGGTTGGGGTAAGAATCACGCTGCTTAATGCAAGTCCCACTAACCAGTGGACGGGCACAGGTACCCTTCAGGTTACGTTGAATGACCAGGTTGTTGTCGGTTCGGGTAACTTCACGCAGGGCAGTGAGGACCCTATCCAGTTGTTCACACAGATGGAGGTTAGGGAGGGCAGCAATACGATTCAGGTGAATACCAGCAATAACGATTTGCTGTATGCGGCCTGCCAGATTGAATTACTGATACCGTAAGGAGTAATCATGCCAGTAACAAAAACCATTTCAGCAAAAACACGCTCATTTTATCCAGAAGTAGGCATAGCTGTTGATTCTGAAGAACAGAATATTGAGGTGACCTACACCGTAATTTCAGTGACGATTAACGCGGACCTCTCTGCCACTGCCAGAGTGAGAACGCAGATTACAGGCTATGACGATACCAGTGAGATTTCGGTACAGTTTACCTATCCAGGTAGCGGCAACCCGATTGCCGAAACTGAGAAGGTAATCGCTATATAATAATATTTATTAGTTTGAAGGCCGCAGGTGAATTTCAATGCGGCCATTTTACCACTTCAATTCTATAATTTTTTAAATTAAACCCAATGAACTAAAAAATTATAAATAAATTCATCTAATCATTTGTTGTTCGAATTCGCGTGCATGATACCACTTACGTCTTTGTTCAGCGAATTCAATTAATTTTGACCTGATAGCCTCTCTCTTTCGTGATAAATCATAATAAGTCTGCATATCACGTGATGTGTTTGATAACAGTTCCTCAACTGTTTTTAGATCTTCCATTACAGCAAGGGCATCTTGATGTAATGGGAATGGATCATTATAAATTTCGGTTGCTTTTATTTTATCTTGAGGTGGTGTGTTAATATGCTCAATTTCCTTTATTGCTTCTTCGCTAACCTTGTTACCCGACAAAAAATTATTAGCATTATGCAAAAAAGATGATGATGTATATAATAATAATTCAGTACCATTTCCACTGCTTTTAAGTTCCGTCTGGCTTTGTTGAATAAATCGAACTTTTGCTGAGTTGAAGGATCAGATCACGCATCTTCCCGACAACGCAGACCGTTCCGTGGCAAAGCAAAAGTTCAA